TATCCCGCTTCGACACACAGGGTATAGATTATGTCAACAAATTATACTAACACAAATCAAGAAAAAACGAGAATATTATTCTTAAAGCGATTAATGTACAGGCTTCGCTTAAAGGCTATGACTCCCGGAAGTCTAGTTGATTTTAATTTAGGTGAAAAGTTTCTTTTCGGAAGAGTAGATAGATTTTTTGTTCCCATTGAAATGCGAGAACCATTAAAGGCTCCGCTATTCGCAGGATTTAAAAGCTTTAGACAAACTAGCGGCACTCAATCTAGCGCTCAAGCTTTATCTTTTGTTGTAGACGCATTTGAAGACATGTCTCGTGAATTTCAAAAATGTGTAAACAAAGGCCTTATTAGCGCAGATGATCCGTTTTTAAGTAATTTGAATGTTTATAAGGCACATGTTGATCATAAGTCATTATATATTGATTATTTGGATACTTATTTGGAGACATTAAAAGGTCTTTTCGATAAAGACGGCATTAAAGTTAGAGATTTCAAGGACTTTTTAGTATATTTGATGCCTTATCTTGAAAAAATTATTAAAACGGTACCCTTCACTAAGCCAGCATATATCAAGAGTCGACGATGCCCTATTTTGTGTAGTGGTCTTGCAATAGAAATAGCCGATCTGGATCCTATTAATGACGATGAAAAAATAACTAAATTTATAGAGAGTAAAAATTGGGGGTTCTATGTGAATGCCTGCAATAGTTATGGATTTATGATCGATGAATTTGTACCATGGCGCATTGTTTGTGATATTGATGCTCCTGGAATGCTAAAGCGATCCGCAAAATACTTTTCTCCCACTACGAACTCGGTAATAAAGAATAATTACATACATGCGCATAATCAATATTTTGAGAACTTTGGCGCCAGCCTCCTTAGATTATATAATATGGTAAAACACCCAGAATTTTATATTTATGAACAATGTAATGGCTCGACAATTAAAAAAAGCGTAAACCCGCTCTCTTATACGACAGAAGAATTCGAAAAAGAATTTGATGAAATTTATTTTTTGCGCCTTTATTGCAAAATTAGATTTTTAGAAGAAGAATCGCAATTTTCAACAAATGAGCAGGATAAGCTAATCAACGACTGCGTTCATGCTGTTGGGTATGCTGGTATCCGAAAATCTTTGATAATATTTGAAAGAATTTTAAATAAAACATTTGACTATCGCGGCTCTGCGAGTTATATTAATAAACAGATGCAAGCGATAAAAGATGATCTTCCAAACGATTGATGACAAGGCCGAATGTATCGGCATATATGCAGATGGAAAGTTATCATACGATAATTTCCCCCAGGATCTAACGAAGACTTGGAAATATTCTGGCTCATTAACTGATGTTGATATTGAATATGCATGGCTATGTTGCAGAGGGTTAGCGCTCAACCAAGTGTGCCCAACAGAGCTATCTGTTCGTCTGAAAGCCACACAAAAGCGCCTTCGAGCATACATTCAGTCTTTCCGCATAGCAAAAGTTGATATGCGTGATCACTGTATTTTCGATCTCGTGCCCGAGGATTTCCTTAAGGAATTCTGCGAGATCAAAAACAAGATAACAGAACACGTCTTCGAGAACTACGAGAAGCCAGAGTGCTATGAGCACCTAAACAATGTCCAAAAGCTTTTATACAAGATAAGGTATCAAAACTTAAATTTAAACAATGAAGATTGCAGGAAACTTCACCTCTCGTCTAGAAACTCCGTTAGAACCAAGGCGCTCTTAAGCGGCCCCCAATATATAGACTACAACTTGTTTGGAACGGTCACAGGAAGGCTCACAACGCATTCAGAAAGCTTCCCTATACTGACGGTCCAAAAAGATTTTCGGAGGCTTCTGAAGCCCCACAACGACTGGCTATTGTCATTAGATTACAACGCTGCGGAGGTACGAACATTCATCGCGCTAGCTGGCGAACAGCAACCACAAGAAGATGTACACGAATGGCACATCAAGAATCTCATTGAAGGCGAGATCAGCAGAGAAGACGCAAAAACAAAGTTCTTCGCTTGGCTTTATAATCCCGATGCCAATGACGATGAATTTAATCATTATCACCGCAAAAAAGTACTTGACAAATGGTACGATAACGGCTATATTAAAACAGTATTCAACCGCAAAATATCAGTTAATGAAAGGAAGGCATTGAACTATTTAATACAGAGTACGGCCGCGGATCTTGTACTAGATCGTGCAGTGACTCTTGATAAATACTTTGAGGGCAAAAAGTCGTTTATTTCGCACATCGTCCATGATGAAATTGTGGTCGATCTGGCAGACGATGAAAGGTGCCTTGTGCCAGAGATAAGAGAGATATTTTCAAACAATAAACTTGATAAATTTTTGGTTAATCTAACCTGCGGCAAGAATTATTTTGAACTAAAAGAATTAAACCTATGATTTCAGTAGTCGGCATTGGAAATGCAGCATCAGCAATCGCAGAAAAGTTTTCTGAAATAGATAATTACGAGGTGTATCTATTAAACGATAAAGTCGCCAGAGGCACGCGCAAACACAAGTTAGAAACCTTTAATGCGCCAGAAGAATATGAAACTAACATTCCAAACCTTGGTAAGTTTTTTAAAGGGATCAGGGAGAGGACACAGGTATTTGTCATGGGCTCATCTATGAGTTCTAATTATGTGCTGGGGATCTTGGAACAGATTAGAGATAAGGAAATAGATCTCTTCTATATAAGGCCCGATATAGAGTTGTTGACCGGCTTGCCGAGAACAATAGAAAAGGTTGCGTTTGGCATCCTCCAGGAATATGCTAGATCGGGCCTTTTTCGCTCTATTACTTTAATTTCGAATCTCAATCTTGAAAAGACGCTTGGCGAGGTTCCGATTAAAACATATTATGAAACACTAAATAGCTCTATTTTTTCGACAATTCATCATTTAAATTACTTTGAGTTTTCGGAACCAGAAATCGGACAAGTCTCTAAGCCATCAGAAATAAATCGCATTCGAACCATTGGAATGCTCGATATGGAAAATCTTGAAGAAAAATGGCTTTTTATGCTTGACACCCCTCGCGAACTGTGTTATTATATATGTATAAACAAAGAAAGATTGGCCTCCGAAGGAGGGCTACACAAGAAATTGGTCGACATATTAAAAGAAAAACCAAAGAATGCTTTCCGAAAGCTTTCTTATGCTATTTATGAAACTGACCATGAAGATTTTGGGTTCGTCACTGCCCACACAAATGTGATACAACAACAAAAAACTCTTGACAATCTTGAGCAAGAGTGATATACTTTATTCACAAAAGGAGAAATTGAATAATGTCAATCGATATGGAGCTTATGCGCCGCAAGCTCGCAACTTTGCGCGGTGAAAACAAGGGTGATTCTAACTCTGTTTGGTTCAAACCAGACGAGGGAGACACCGACATTCGGATCATTCCAACTAACGACGGAGATCCACTGAAGGAAATGTTCTTTCATTATAACGTAGGAGACCACAGAGGAGGAATTCTGTGCCCCAAGCGTAATTTTAGTGAGGCATGTCCTATTTGCGAATTCGCTTCCCAGCTTTGGCGCGAAGGAAGCGACAACAACGACGAGGAAAGTAAGAAGCTTGCAAAGTCACTCTTTGTGCGTACTCGCTACTTCTCCCCTGTTGTGGTTCGTGGTCGAGAAGACGAGGGAATTAAGGTATACGGCTATGGTAAGACCGCATACGAACTTCTACTCGGGTACATTCTAGATCCCGAATACGGTGATGTCACAGATATTACAGAGGGTACTGACATCACACTCACTTACACCAAGCCCACCAAGCCCGGTGCATACCCCCAGACGAGCCTGAAAATGCGTCGTAATACCTCAACTTTGCTTGAGGATACCGAGGCCATCCCCGCCCTCCTTGATGGCATGCCCGACTTTGACGGACTTTTTGACCGTCTTAGCCCCGAGCAGGTAGACGCTATTCTCGATGAGCAACTCGCCGGAGACGGATCCGCCGAGTCGCGTTCACGCGAGACTGCCAAGTACAAGAGCACAGAAACAACTGATGTAGACCGTGCGTTCAATGAACTGGTAGCAGGCTAGGCTCGCCCCGCTGGCAGACCGGGAAAAGTCTGCCGCCTTTTTAATTAGTTGCTTGACAAAGCAAACTGTATATGATATATTAAGAATATCTTCAACAAATATTGTTGGAGAGAATATGAGAAGATTCTCATATAAAATTATTGCAATTTTATAACAAGGAGAAAAATAAAATGAGCACATATATTAAGGTCCCCCCACGACCTAAAATGGGAGAATCGCTGCGTTCTTTAGGATATAAAGCAGTAACCGCAATTGCCGATATTATTGATAACTGTATTGACGCAAATGCAACCGAAATTGGAATTGAGACGCAGGGAACAGCCAATCAATCTGATCCAATCGATAGCATAGACATCTTTGATAATGGCTGCGGTATGAACGATGAGCAGCTTATTGAAGCTCTTACTCTTGGCTCTGAAACAAATAAGAGCGCATCTGCACTCGGATGCTTTGGGATGGGGCTTAAGACTGCTGGTACTTCCCTCGGCCGTCGTATCACTGTTATGACGAAGGAGAGCGCCGGCACCACTATCTGTATCGCTATGGATTTGGACGTGAATATGGCAGAAGGGGAGTTTGTTGTGGAAAGAGACCCCTCTCACATTACCGAAGAGCATCGTGCAAAATTTGATGCGCGTATTAGCAAGACGGGATCTGGAACTTGGGTACATATTGACAAGATCGATTCCGACGAGTATGCTAATGTCAAGACTTTCTTGAATGCGCTGAAGTCGGAAAGGGCTCTACGGCTGTACTTCCGCAAGTTCCTGGATTCCGGCCAGCACACAATTAAGGTTAATCGATGCGAACTTAAGGCTTGGGGGTATGATTATGTTGAGGGTGTTAAGACCCTGGCAGGTCCATTTGGCTTTACCCTTAAGGATGGAACAAGCTTAGGAACTCTCAAAATAGTTAGTACCCTGGGCTCAGCCCACAAGGCCGGCCATGAACGCCAACAGGGGCTTGTAGTTCTGCGAAATAATCGCGACATTACTACGAAAAAAATTCATTGGCACGGCGTAAGCGCCCACGACTGGGAGCTTTCAGGTGTGTATGTCATTTGGGAAGTTGATGCAGCAGCATTTGATCAGCAAATGCACACAACTCTTATGAAGGACGGCTGGCACCTACCACAAAATATTCGTGACAGCATTACAGCGGAGATTTCTAGTGATCTTCGTTCACATGTTAAGGAGCGCCAAGAGCATCGTGCAACTGAATCACCGCGTGATGATTCGAAGTTAGAAGAGGTTACAAGCGCTTATAGCAATAACCTCACTAACAACATGAATGTGACTGCCCCGCCAGAAGTGAACAATGAAAATGCGGTTCCCCCTCAAGAGAGGAATGAACCAACGGATGATAAGGGTGAGGATGATGAAAGTCAGACGCCTCCTAACCGCGCGAAGCGCAAGTCATTCAAGTTTCCTCATGGGCAAGATGAGTGGATAATTGATATTGATCATGGATGCGGCGATGGTCGTTACTATCAATATAGTTCCGAACGCAAACGGGGCGGTAGCCGCCGCTTTTATGTCTCCCTTGATACAAAACACGCTTGGGTTGAGAAGGTCTTTTGTTCTGATCTAATGATGAATTCACCCGCAATGTTTGCGCTTTACGACAATCTTATTGGGGATGTTTACATGGAGATGGGCTGCGCCAATCCAGATGACGGAGATCGCATGATTCGCTCTAAATCAGAATTTTTGCGTACTCGGGCAAAGGTTACAGCAGTTCATGACAAGTCGCCCAACAAGAAGGCGGCTTAAGCAATGAAGACACCTTTAAGATACCCTGGCGGTAAATCCCGCGCTGTAAGTGTAATCTTGCCTCTCATCCCTGAAGACTGTGGGGAGCTTTGCTCCCCCTTTCTTGGGGGAGGATCGATTGAGATTGCAGCGGCCGAACGCGGGATGACTGTTCACGGGTATGATTTGTTTACTCCCTTGGTGTGGTTTTGGGAAGAGATTTTAACTCGACCGG